AGCAGATTAATAAGACCGAAACCTACCGTGACCCTGACAGCTTTGCTGACATTGTTCGTGGTATGCATTTGTATGGTCGCAAGATTCTCCGTCCAGAGGCTCTTGTGAACGCCATCTACCACTTAGCGTAAAGGAGAATAGATTATGGCTACTGTAACTACTCTTGCCTCTACTGCCCGTGGCGTTGGCGCACGGGGTCGTCAGCCGTACATGGTACAGCAAACGATTGATTTGGCTGCTGCAGCAACTGCTAAAGGTTCTGCTCTTGCCGCCAATGACATCATTGAAGCGATTACCGTACCTGCTGAAACACTCATTCTTACCGCAGGGTTTGAAATGACTGCTTCTGTACAAACGGCTGCTGATGGTTGTACTGCTAACCTTGGTGTTACTGGTGTAGATGTTACTCGTTTTGTGTCAGCTTTTGACATTGACGATGACTCTGCTGATTTGACATCTGGTGTTGGCTATGCAACTATGGCTGATGCATCTGCTCCAATCTTCATCGAAGCTGAAGACACAATTGACTGGGAACTTCAGGCAGCAACCACTGCTCCAACTGAAGGTAAAGTCCGTGTGTTCGCAGTTCTGATGAATATGGCAGACACAGGTGACATGGCTGCTGATGAAGTAGATCGTGACCAACTTGCCTAAATAGTTGAGGGGGCAGGGCAACTTGCCCCTTCACTTTTCTTTTGAGGAAACATAGATGGCTACTACATTTTTACAATTAGTAAATCAAGTAAACAGACGTTTAAATGAAGTTGAATTAACTTCTGTAAACTTTGCAAATGCAACAGGTTTTTATGCACACGCAAAGGACGCTGTTAATGCATCTATTAGATATATAAATCAATCTGAATTTGAGTGGCCTTTTAACCATAATGTAGAAGAATTAACACTAACGGCTAATCAGAGCCGTTATTCTTTTCCTGCTGATTGCAAGGTAATTAACTTTGATACTTTTAGAATTAAAGAAAATAGTTCACTAGGTAATTCCACTACACGTATACTGCCTTTGACCTATGAAGAATACTTAGATAAATTTGTAGCACAAGAATATAACAACACCAGTTTCCAAGGTGTTCCCACCCGTGTAGTACACGCCCCTTCCCTTGAGTTTATTTTATCCCCAGAACCAAATGCTGCATATGAGTTAGTATATGAGTACTTTAACTTTACTGCTGACTTATCTGCAAACAGTGATACAATAGTAATACCTGATAGGTTTGTTCATGTGATTGTAGATGGTGCTATGCACTATGCATACTTGTTCCGTGGTAATACACAAGATGCGTTGGTAATGAAAGAAAAGTTTGATGAAGGCATTAAATATATGCGTTCAATGTTGATTAACCGTACACGGTATGTGCGTTCTTATATGATTCCGCAAAACACAGGTGGTGGCCTTAGATACGGATATTCTTCAATAACATAGGGGTAATTTATGGCTGATGCATGGAAAACCTATGCCGTTGAGTTTCGTGGTGGTCTTATGAGTAATCTGTCACCTTTGCAGCAGGGTATTAACGCACCGGGTAGCGCAAGAATACTACGTAACTTTGAACCGTCTGTTGAGGGTGGCTATCGTAGAATTGAAGGCTATGACAAATATGACAGTGATATAATTCCGCCTTATGGCTCACCAAAAGTACACGGCGGTAGCCAAAGCGGTACATCACTTACAATAGCCAACATACATCAAACACCTGTTGTGGGTGATGTGTTGACATTTACAGGTGGTGCAGTTGCAGGTGCGGCGCAGACAGGTACATCACTAGACGTAGACGGATTAGATGTAGCACCGTCAGCAAATGACACATTTACTATAGCAGGTGACACAACTGTATACACAGTAAGCGCAGCAACGGCTCTTGTAGGTACAGCATCTACACTTACAATAACACCAGAGTTAGCAGTTACTCCTGTAGACAACGCTGTTCTTAGTTTCAGATATACTATAGCCACAGGCGGCGTGAGTTTTTCTGCAAGTGTAAACAGAGCAACATTAACATTTGACCAAACAATGGTGGTCAATCCGTCAGATCAAGATGATATTACATTTGTATCTACCGTACTAGGCTACCTTGCATTAGGCGTAGCAAGCTGGGAAAGCCAAGCTATTGTTGCTAAAAATGATGACATATACAGCACTACAGGTACTGGCTATACTAAAATAAATGTGCCTAGTTACGGTACAGTATTAGTAAATGGTGGAAGTCAGACAGGTTCATCTTTAGACGTAGATGGTTTAGACGCTACTCCGCAACCACAAGATCAGTTTACTATTGCTGGTGTAGACTTAATATATACAGTCACAGCAGCACCTAGCGTTACTTCTGGTGCAGCAACTATAAGCATAGACCCGGCACTTAACTCTAGCCCAGCAGATAATGCCGCCATTACATTTATATCTACCAGTAGAGAAGGTGCATCACGTACCCGGTTTGCTAAATACAACTACGATGGTACGCAGAAGATTGCTATAGTTGACGGTGCCAATGCACCAGCCACATATGATGATAGCATATTTACAGTACTGAACGATGCTCCAGCAGATGTAAAAGGCGCATCTTTTGTAAGCAACTTTAAAAATGCTTTGTTCTTTGGTAAAGGAACTAACCTTAATTTTACTGCACCATATACAGACAATGACTTTTCAGTAGCTAATGGCGCAGGTGCAATCAACGTAGGCTCACCAATTACTGGACTAGAAGTATTTCGTGACCAGTTAATTATTTTTACTGAAGTGTCTATACAAAAATTAGTTGGTAACACTATCGCAGACTTTACATTGCAGCCAGTAACAAATGACATTGGTTGTATTGAAAGTGACACCATTCAAGAAGTTGGCGGTGACATTATGTTCTTAGCACCTGACGGTCTGCGGCTGTTAAGTGCAACAGATAGAATTGGTGACTTTGGATTAGGTGTTGTATCTAAGATAATACAGGATAACTTAACAACATTTATTTCAGCGAATACAAATTTTTCAAGCTGTGTTATTAGAGAAAAGTCGCAGTATAGAATACTTGGATACAATAATAATATTACACAGGAAAATGCTCAAGGAATTATTGCCACACAATTTGCAGAGCAAGGTGGTGAAAATATGCAGTATGCAGAAACAAGAGGCATACGAGCATATGTAGCAGACAGTAATTACCATTTAAATAACGAAGTTGTGATCTTTGCTAATAACGATGGCTACCTGTACCAGATGGAATCAGGAAGTGATTTTGATGGTAGACCAATACTGATTACTTTTGCTACGCCGTTTATTCCTATTGAAGACCCACGTGTAAGAAAAACTTTTTACAAGATATTTTTGTATACAGACCCGCAAGGTAGTGTGGCATTTGATTTAAGTTTAAAGTTAGATTTTGACGAATCAGGTATAATACAACCAGCACCTATTAACATTCAAAACACACAGGGTACTGTTGGTTTCTTTGGACAAGGTACATTTGGTGTAACATCGTATGGAGCCAAGCTAATTAAACTATTTCAAAGTCAAGTTGTTGGTTCGGGATTTGCAGTTTCATTCTTGTTTGATTCTGCTACAGAGGCACCGCCGTTTTCCCTTGACGCATTAACGGTAGAATATGCCACTAACTCAAGAAGGTAAAAACTATGGGAACAGGATACACTAGAAACGATACAGCTAATAATATTGCTGACGGTAACGTAATTAACGCTGCTGACTTTGATGGCGAATATGATGCCATTGAAGCAGCCTTTAATGCTACCACAGGACATACACACGATGGTACTGCTGCAGAAGGTGGGCCTATTACTGTGGTTGGTCCTGTGCAAGATGTGGTTGTGTCGTCTACAGAAATGCGTCCTAAGACGACTAACACACTAGACCTTGGTACATCTTCTCTTGAGTATAAAGACCTTCACCTTGCTGGTACAGCAAACTTACCTACCGTAGACATTGACGCAGGTGCTATTGATGGAACTACCATCGGTGCTTCTACCCCTGCTGCTGGTACGTTTACTAATCTTACAGCTAACACAGACCTTACCCTAGCTAGTGGCTCAACTGTAACCGCCATCCTCGATGAAGACACAATGACTTCTGATAGCGATACTTCTCTTGCTACACAACAATCAATCAAAGCATACGTAGATTCACAACTTGGTGCAAATGACGAACTAAGTGAAATTCTTGCTAATGGTAATATTACTTCTGGCACTGGTATTGATTTTATAGATAATGACAAGATGCGGTTTGGTACAAGCAACGATCTTGAAATCTTCCATAATGCCGCAGACAGCATTATAAATGATGCCGGTACTGGTAGCCTCAAGCTACAACAAGGTGGCACTACTCGTCTTGAAGTAACGGCAACAGGCGTAAGTGTAACAGATGATTTGTCCGTTAATACTGACGTAACCTTGCTTGGTGATTTGGATGTAGGTGATGACGTATCGCTGTCATCTGACGGTGCAATCATTAACATGGGTGCAGATGCTGAAGTAAATATTACACACGTAGCAGATACAGGCGTAACACTAAATGTAGAAAACTCTACAACAAACGCAGTAACTGATGTTCTTAAACTACAAGCACAAAGCAGTGGTACACCTGCTGTCGGCATCGGTACTGGCGTTGAGTTCTCCACTGAAACTGCTTCAGATAACTTAGAAATAGGCGGCGTTATCGAATCATCTGCTAGTGGCTTAACACCTACATTAGAAGAATTTGACATGATATTCAAAACCATGTCAACTGGTACTGCTGCTGCAGAACGCTTGAAGCTGAATGGTTCGGGTGCTACTGTCGGTAATGTCAATGTAGATGGCAACACTGTTAGCAGCACGGACACAAACGGTGATATTAACCTGTCACCAAATGGAACTGGTACAGTTGTAATTAACACTGATCTTGATGTTGATAATATTAATATTGATGGTAATGCTATTACAAGCACAGATGCTAACGGTAACATTGCACTTACACCTAATGGTACAGGTGAAGTTGATATTACCAAAGTAGACATCGACAGTGGTGCGATTGACGGTATTACATTAGGTACAAATAGTGCGGTTACGGAAGCGCAAATTGACAATATCAATATTGATGGCAATGCTATTACAT